AGTGGACCCACTTGGAATCGAACCAAGCACCTAATGATTATGAGTCATTTGCTCTAACCGAATGAGCTATAGGTCCAAAATCGTTGAAATAAATGATAATCAATTATATCATCTATATCAACGATAAATAAGGTGCCGGTGGTGAGATTGATTACTCACACGGTGCCCTTTTCGGTTACACCACCACTCCGGATTAGGTACGTCTCAAGGTTGTACAAACCTCTTTCCGCCACACCGGCATATTGTGGAGAAGAAGGGAGTCGAACCCATGACCCCTTGAATGCAAATCAAGTGCTCTAGCCAACTGAGCTACTTCCCCATTATATTATCGTTCTATTGACTTATTTTATTTGTTTAATGATTCGTAAATTTTGTCTTTTTTAGAGAACTTTGATTCAAGTTTATCCAATCGTGAATCCATTGTTCGATAAATATCGTTTACAATTGTATCACGTTCTCTGTTTTGAATTTCGATTTCATGCCCAATAACTCTGTGCAAGTCATCAATGTTTAATTGTAAATTGTTAATTTCTTTGTTAGTCTTATTCACCTTAACAAAGGCCATTACAGCAACTACCGCAACTGCGATAACCACCACAATGGACATTCCTAAAATAAATGATAGTATATCCATAATAATAATCTCCTTATATGTCAAAGAACGATAATATGTGCCCCAGGCCGGAATCGAACCGGCACTCACATTTACGGTGAACAAGATTTTAAGTCTTGCGCGTCTACCAATTTCGCCACCAGGGCATATCCTTAAAGAACTAAATTAAATATAGAAAGTTTTTTCAACATTTCCAAATTTATGTCGGGGAAGCAGGATTCGAACCTACGACCTCTTGGTCCCAAACCAAGCATACTACCGGACTGTACTATTCCCCGTATTTTGTAGGTCCACGTGGAATCGAACCACGAACAACAGCTTAGAAGGCTGTAGTTATATCCATTTAACTATGGACCCAAAAATATGAGAAGGTGTATCACGTCTGATAAACCAATGTATCTACGCAGCTACCTACGGAATATGCGCACTGACCGTAGAATCACCTTCGATTACTTCCCATATTATTAAACATAATCACTTCACATCTTCAAGTGCTAGTGGTTGCCGAGCTAATTGCATATACAACCAAATTATGTTTGCGGACCGGACGAGACTCGAACTCGCGACCTCTGCCGTGACAGGGCAGCATTCTAACCAACTGAACTACCGGTCCATTTTGAGCCCAAAGTCAGATTCGAACTGACGACCGCCTGATTACAAATCAGGAGCTCTGGCCAACTGAGCTATTCGGGCATTTAGGAAAGTAGAAGATGGGTGCGTGGACATCTACTTTTACGATTGGCATTACTTCGGTTCCTACACCTCCTCGCTTACATTCCAACTTTTTAATGAAGGTGTAAGGCTTCCCAATCAACCTTTGTACTCGGTACGGGAATCGAACCCGTATCACCACCGTGAAAGGGTGGTGTCCTAACCGTTAGACGAACCGAGCGAATATGTAACTAATATATACAAAATTTGTTACATTTCCAAATTATATTTTTACCAAATGGTCTGCCGCATAAGTTGCGATTGGACCAAGTGTTTTGTATCGAACTTTATAACCCATACCTTCTACCATACCAACTGCTTGTCGAAGGACTTCATTTGATTTGTATTTAGGGTCTGGATTAATATCTATATCAATCCATTTCACTTTTGGTAAACCTTCTTTTTTCATATGTTCTGCTGCTTCTACTGCATACCATACTTCATTTAACAATCTTACATTTCTAGTTGGTTCTCTTTGAGTTTTCCACCGATTGTATAAGACATGTGCACCTTTACCTTTATCATACAACGCTACTACAATTGCGTATATCGTTTTATCTGAAAAGTTTTGTGAATCGCATCCAATAAGTATCTCTACGTTATCTTTTGTTTTTATGTATTCTTTTACATAACTAATCAAATCAACTTTTACTCCATCATATAGCCGTTTGTATTCCATTTGTTTTATTTTAAATATTCATAATTTTGTTTTTGTACCCCATAAGAGACTCGAACTCTTAACCCTTTCGGACTGGTGCCTAAAACCAGCGTGTCTACCAATTCCACCAACGGGGTATTTTGCGGAAAGAGTGAGATTCGAACTCACGGACCTTTTGAATCGGCAGTTTAGTAAACTGCTGGTTTAAACCACTCACCCATCTTTCCTTTGGTGTGACCGGAGAGAATCGAACTCTCACATAAAGTGCCACAAACTTTCGCCCTACCATTAGGCTACGGCCACCATGTTGTTGCGGGACCAGGAATTGAACCTGGATATCTGGCTTATGAGACCAAACGGGTTACCTAACCTTCCCACAATTTAAGTAGAGGCGAGTACAGGAATCGAACCTGTGTTAAAGGTTTTGCAGACCTCCGCATAACCACTCTACCAACTCGCCTTTACCTATTTAATTTTTCAATACATTCATCTATCTTATCTCTCAATCTTCCACCGAATCCGAAATCACCATCCACCTGAACGTGTCTCCACATTGGTTGACGTGGTTTCATCCATTTGTATTGTGTATCTAATTTCATATCATCAATTGAAATCCAATTCGATACTTTGTTATCTCTAACCCACTTACAAATTTCAGCTGCTCTTTCCCATTCAGCGCCTGGTCTACTCATTTTCATCCATAGATCCTGATGTGTAGTTATGTCAACAATTGGTGCGGTAATTCCATAGTATTGAAATATGCGTTTCAACTGAATCCAACTAAAATGTTTTTTCCAATCTGAACTAATTACCAAACTCGCATTTGTTTCATCACAAATCTTTTGAAGTGCTTGGCAATCTTCCTCAACCCAAGGATATGGTATTGTGAAAGTTTTGTTAGTCTCATTAAGAGTAACTCTACCATCACCCCATGTTCCCCATGCTAAAGGTCCATCAACATCTATAAAAATAATCTTTCTTCTCATAACTAAAATTTTTGTATAACCACCATAGCATCCGTTACATCTTCCGGTCTTAAATAACCTACAACATCACCATTTGCTACTGGGTTATCATAATGAATATGTCCATCTTTGAACACCGCTAATTCATACAATCCTTTATCACCACCATAAGTAAAATTTGATTTTACAACACTAACACCAAATCCGTTATCAAAATCCATACGAGCTTGAACTCCACCAATATGTCCTAGATTCGGATGTGTTTCAAATACTAAATCGTTAAAGTTTTTCATATCATTTGTTTTTAGTAGCTTCAGTAGGATTCGAACCCACAATCTAACGTCCGTAGCGTTATGTGATAATCCATTTCACTATGAAGCCATTTTTTGCACCCACACCAAGACTCGAACTCGGAACAGCGGTTTTGGAGACCGTTATGATACCATTTCACCATGCGGATGTATAATCGGTTTAGCATATTGCATCAGTTTTGACCTGTGTTTGTCATTGTCTTCGCAATGGGGTTTACAAATCCCCTGCTGACCGATTGTTGGAATAGTGGGAATCGAACCTACAACCTTCCGCGTATCAGACGGATGCTCTAACCAATTGAGCTATATTCCAATGTTTAACGTGACCCCGTTGGGACTCGAACCCAAGACTCCCACATTAAAAGTGTGGTGCTCTACCAACTGAGCTACGAAGTCATACTGCGGAAATAAGTAGACTTGAACTACTGACACCTGCGTCTTCAGCGCAGTGCTCTACCAACTGAGCTATATTTCCAATCGTTGTGGTGGACGGACTCGAACCGCCGAACTCGAAAGAGGGGAGATTTACAGTCTCCTGTCATTGCCGCTAGACTACACCACAATATGTAGAAGATAAGAGATTCGAACTCCTGACCCTTTGGATGTAAACCAAATGCTCTAACACCATCTGAGCTAATCTTCTATTTTGCGCTTCTTCTTGGACTCGAACCAAGGACCCTTTGATTAACAGTCAAATGCTCTAACCGACTGAGCTAAAGAAGCATAAACAAAAAACCCCGACTTTTTGGAGTCAGGGTTTTCATGTAATAATTTCTATAATCTACTATATACTTACATACATTTACACCCTGACGTACTAATTCTAATTTCTGAATTAAACATACTAATGCCTGCCCACACTTTAAGTGTCGGTTGATAACAATTCGTATGTAATGTCAAGGTTTTCATTTTATAATATATATAATTTTTTTTAAGTTTAGCTAATCTAACTTCAAAATACGCCATCCAAGTCATGCTCTGGTTAATACTAGCCTCGTCAAATTAGCCATTTATTAATGAGAGATAGAGGGGAACGGCTCTCTCAATGTAGCGGCCTACTACTTGCACCGGTAATCATATCGTTCCGATTACGTTTATTTAAAAGTAAAACTTCCCCACAAAACTTAACAACCCTACTCATTTTAGTTATGATTTTAAAGTCGTAAACTGCTTGATAACTCGGTTATCCGAACCCTTTGCTAAAATCGACTACGAAACTCTTAATTGGAGCGGGGCCATGGAATTAAACCACATCCTGCGGCCTGGAAGACCGCTGTGCTATCGTTACACTAACTCCGCTAATAAAAGAGTGAGATTACCTCTTGGGATGAACAGCCTTTAAAAAGATTATTTTGTTCCTTTCTTATCCACCATCTTTTGAATGGTATCCGTTCAATGTCGGTTAGTTGTGCTAACCACTCATCGAGTTACTGACTACTCTGTAAATACTCCATTTCTTCTACCCTGCCGAGCAGACTCACACTTGCGGTGTTAGAAACTTTTCGTTACAATCACAGACCACTTGCGGTGGTATCGTGGCATTGGACAACCCAATACTATGTAGACATCTTTCGTCCGTAACTGGCGGGCACTTATGCTTATTTTTAATTAATAGTTTTTACACCAAAGTAAAAATGAGTTTGGTTTGTAGAGTGTTCAAGTAGCGGCCTGCCAACCAGCTCCCCCATCTTTTGGACGAGAGAATACTAAACTACTCGATGTACTATCGTCAGTACCATTTTTTAAGTCTACTTCATTAAAACGGATTGGTGTCCGACATTAAAGGTTAATAACAGCACCACCTGTACATCAACTTACCTTACGTCCTTTCGGATAGTTTGGTTTTAAGTTTACTTTGAAATTGAATATCGCAATTGTATATGATGATTAGTCACATAGTTCTCACATATATTCTATGGGTTATTCTTATTGTTCTTCCGAACTCAACCGAAGATTCTACATATCCCCAGTCACTCAAACTCTTCCGATATAGTGTTACCCTTTCGTACAAAGCTCAAATGATACCCCACTTGCCTACTCAAGCACCATTTCTGATGCCGCAAGTGTACTAAACCAAGCACACTCACTTTATCCTACTTTCGTAGTTTATTTATACCCACCATAGGCGGCGGTCGTGTACTATGTAGAACGAGTCTACTATGTACAATTTACAGTCTTTTAAAGAACTTATTGGGGAATCTTTACAACCCCAATGTTTTATAAATATACGATAATTTTTTTTAACTACCAAATATTTTTTAAAACTTTTTTTCAATCCGATTGCCCGAGTATCTTTCATCACCTATAAGGTCTTACATCCTTTGATAAATGTAAGATACGAAAGATTTTTCAAACTACCAAATTATTTTATTAGAGTATCCGGCTTTGTATGTATTCACACATTCGGTTTTATTAATGTTGGCTTCAACTCTAATAAATTAAAGATAAGATAAATTTTTGAAACTACCAAATCTTTTTTGTTGCGTGGGTGGGAATCGAACCCACGACCTTCAGGTTATGAGCCTGACGAGCTACCGCTGCTGCTACCACGCGATGTTTGTGGAGATGACCGGACTCGAACCGGTGTCTTACCAAGTAATCATAATACCAACGTCTCACAAGTTTATCTCATTATTCGGAATAAGTACCTATCTAACATTCTCACACCGCGTTAGCTGACGGTGGTAGGAGTTCAACTTGGCTCCTACGCCATATTGGTTTCACATTCTTTTTAAAGTCCCATGATGTGTACGGGAAGGGTTAGGCTGCTACAGCGTAATCCATACCTACGAATGCCATAAGGTCATTGTAAGTCATAGTTGACTTTTCGTCATTTATTGTTTCGATACAATATCAAGAGATAGTATCATTTCTCTACTTGTAGTACTACCATTCGCATGGCAATCAATTCCAAGCATCCCCATATTTTAAAGAACTATTTTATATTTTGTATAAACGAAACAAACTCTTTCAGTTTATCTACATTTATACTCTTTCTAAACTTTTGTTTCCAAATTGGTTTTTTTGGACTTCTTTTACCATCCAATAAGTAAAACACTTTATCTATATTTCCTTCATCCATATAGTAATTATATGCTTCACTACCAACCGCATCTTCTAATGCTAAAATAAATGTTTTAGGTTTTTCCTTTACTCCGTTTTTAATTCTTCCAAAATCGGAACTTGCTCTTTCCATAAAACATCTATCCAAATACGCCTTACATTCACACAACCCAACTAATTTTTTAGTATATAAATGTCTATCTACCTGAAATTTAAGTACATATCCATTTTTTGATGTGGAATTTACAAAGTCATTTTTCTTTGATTTTCCACCCTTTTCGGTTTCCCATATTAAGTCAAGTAACAATTCTACCGAGTCTTTCATAGTAGAACGCACCATCCCCATTTTACCCTTTTTACCCCATTGGGTTGCTTCATTGAGTTTTTGTTCGTAAAAATCAATGTACCTTTGAATATTTTTGTTTGGCATATCCAAATATACGAAAAATTTTTGAGACCGCCAAATAATTTTGAAAATATTTTATAAGTCGTTGATTTTCAATAACTTATATATTAAGATATTTTATCATTAAATATGTTCAATAGTAGTTTTACCAGTGTTATATTAGAAAAATTTGTTAAGTGTTCGTCTGATTCCATATCAGGATTATCCATAATTCTCATTTTATTCGTTGCTGCATAATCTTCAAAATACCAAAATTCATCAAATTTGTAAAATCCAAGTTTTTGGAACTTATCTTCTAAAATCACTTTTTTTTCTTCTATTTCTTTTTGTGAATTTATGGTTTCTATTTTATTTATTCCTGCCCACAAATACCAGTTATATTTTATTCCAAAATCATCCATTAACTTTTTAATTATTTCACACTCTACCATTAATTCAATCAATCTTTGCTCTTCATTAAAAAAGTATGTAAGCCAATCAGTATAAAATTGATTATAAATAGTATTAAAATCACCATTTTTAGTTCCAAATGGTTGATTCATAATATTATTAGAATGAAATGGAATATATTTTTTCTCTAAATCGGAAAATAAATTAGTTCTATTAAAGTAGGTAAATTGTATATTGAAATAGACATTAGTAACTCGTTTGGTAAATCCATCAGTCAATCTGT